TTGCCATCATCATTTAGACATTCTTGAATAATATCTACAGAAAATAATCCTTTAGGATTGATAGATTCCCAAGATTCTACACGAACCCTATATGCTGGACTTTCTTTAACAGTGATGTTTTTAATATTTAGATCAGTGTGTCTCATCTTTTTAATGACTCCATCATTACAATTTTACCCAACGCATCACCAAGATCTTGATCTTCAGTGATAACGTGCATGCTATTAAAATTACGATCTTTGTGGCTATCGTAACTACGAGTTTCTACAACATAGCCGCCACTGGCTTTGTAAATCTGTAGACGCATACCATCACTACAAAGTCTGTCCGATTCTACTACTTGAGGAATATCTTGTTCATACTCGTCGCTGTTCAACCAATTACGAATACGTTGTCTAAATGTTAGTTTCACTTTCGTTGCCTTTTTTATTTTACGACTGGGTCTAATTGCTTGATGTTTAGCACCAGATATAGTTGCGTAACCCATAGTTCCCATTATTTGATGATCTCATCCTTGCCATATTGGTCCCAATCTGTAAAGCGATCTCTTCCCAGAAGGTCCTGTAGGTTATGGCACCATACCCCAGAATTAGTTGCGTTAAAATCTTTGTCGTCAATCTTTAATGTAGCGTTATAACCTAATTGATTTAGATAAGGTAATTTTACACTAATTTGCGGAATAAATCTACGTTTTTCGGTAAGACCGCTCTCTAGCAATCCTTCCGTTTCGCGTACATCAAAATCTAATGTACACCACAGATCATATTCACTATCTAAACATACATAGATCATACTTTCCCAAGGACGCCAAGTTTCCGAATCATTAGTGCCCTTAGTTTTAAAACTTTGATTAGCACCAAAGTAGATATGCTTGATATGTTTAGATTCGTCTGTGTAAGATCTACTTTCTTTGACCATTTCTAAAATAATGTAAGGATCATGTACACCTACTACAAATAGAGTTTTCATTCCATAAGCAGGAGTCTTTTCAATCTCTACACCTGTAAAAAATGTAATGTTATCTTTTATACCATCTTTATAATCACGTTTCATTCTTCAAACCCCGATGATTTCATTTCACGGCTTCTCATACGTTCTTGATATTCTGCTTCATGCTTGTCGCAAAGTGTGCGGATCCACCCACCATTACGAGATTTGCCAGGATCTCCACAAGTTTCGCAAGTCCTAGCCGCCCACGATTCTGCCATACGCACCATACCATGAATCTGTTCATCGCCACCGTCGTAATAAAAACGCAGCCCGCCAAATTTTTCTTTGACCTGTACAGCGACTACTTGATCAATAGCATCTGGAACTTCTCTTAGTTCCTCTGGTGCGGCCTTGCTGTTAAATGTAATTGCCCATTGACGTTGTTTTTCTTTCCAATCAATGTGATGTTGAATATTACCGCATAGGCTATCGAGGACGTTATACCAACCATCGCCGCATTCAAACCCCCAACACATAAGTGTTTCTTTCATGTCTCCATGACGGTTTTTGAAAATTTTTGGATATTTGCTACACAGTGCTTCGTCAAGTTCTTGTTTCACCAGGTGCTCACATCAGTGATATCAACGGTAGTATCGATGTCCTTATCGATATCGTTGAATAGATTGAATTTTACAACAACGGTAGGACCAATTCCGCTGCTGCTACTTTCTTCTAGAGTGAACCACTCAACTTCTTTAACGTGAGCGGCCATTTTTGCCAATTTTTCAATTTGACCTCGATTGAGGCAAAACTGAGCCGGTTGATACTTTTTATCTTTCGTCATCGTCGTAATGGATAGTTTCGTGATCATGTTCCCATTGCTTACGTTTAAGTATAGCAATTTCATCCTTTACTGTCAACTTATGTTTCTTCAAATCAGTCAATCTTTGGTCAGTAAAGTTGCCAGTTCTTTCCAAAGTTTCAATTTGCTTGTCAAGTGCCCTGTGTGCTTCTTCCAAATGCTTGATTCTATTTTCATACATTCTGAGCCTCCTGTTCGTAATAAAGTTCTTCCAATTCTTTTAGCTTTTCATCTTCTGGGTCCATAAAATCTTCTACAGCACCAGTTTTGGCTTCTTCTTCGAATAAACTATTAAATTGATTTTTAGCAACACCGCCTTTAAGACGCATACCCATCATATTATTGAGCATTGGACGAGCTTGTTCAATCATCTGCATTGGAGTTTCACTCTTAAACAATTCTTTTACGAATCGATCAAAGTAAAGTATATTTCTAGGCACCCAGTCTGAGTATTCATCACTCATGTCTGAGTCTTTGACCTTCTTCCATTCTCTCCAATCCGGATCAAATCTTGCTGTTTCGATATCCATTAAATTATTGGCACGTTGTACTGCTTTAATATGACAGTAGGTATTATGTGCCATCATTAGAGCATAACCAAAACTGTCCCATGATGTTTTACCTTCTTTACCTACTTTGTTTAACATTCCTGGTTTATACCAACAAATGTCTCCTTGAGTAAGTCTTCTTCCTATTTCTGATTCGAAAGGGAACGGGATGTTAAAAGCCTGGCTAAGGGCTTTATTGTCGGGGGCTTTGTCCATGATGACTGACCAACGTTTGTTGGTATGTTGGGCGTTGGTGTAGACAAGTCCGTGGGCTGTTGCGATAAACGGGCTGGCACAATCAAAAGATATGGTAAAGTTTTCATTGATATTTTCCCTTACTTGACGTTGAATAGAAGTTAGATAGCAGGACCAATCCAACTGGGCTGTACCTAAGAAGTGCATCCAGTTCCTATCATCTAAGAGTTTTTCGTCTCTAAGAATAATAAGGCGTTTCAATGCGATTTCCATATCGCACATATTTTTACCACCCATCGCCCAACCTTCAGTTGGCAGATGTTTAACCGCTTCATACCAAGCCTGTGCTGTTTCCCAATCGCTGCCTTGTAGCACGTTTAAGAACTTGGTTTGCCCTAATCGATTACGAATGAAATAATCATTATTGTGTAAAGTTTTATCTAAGCAATCATTAAAACTTTTTAAACCAGTTTTTGGACTATGAATATGATCACACGCCCACGTAGGCACGTCTAACAACATCGACCAGTCGGCAGTTAATTCTAACCAGTTAAGGATATTATCTCGAACTTTATTTGCAGCGGCACCTTCAAAGTTTTGCCAATCAAATTTAAGAACACCTTTACCAATCTGATAACCACCGGAATCACCTACAATCACTGTATTAGCACGATCTCGATCTTGTATCATAGCATCCTGTGTTATGGTTTTATTTAGATCTAACTGTGCGTGACCTGCTGAATACAGTCCGTACTTGTAAGTAAAGTATCCTTCTTCCGGATTTAAAAAGTTCATACCTTCGATGCCTCGATCAAAGCCTTTGGGAATTCGATCATCTGGAACAAATTTATCAAATCTTTGTTTGCTGACGTAGGTGCTAAAAAAGCAGCTAATGGCTGGCAGATATACTGCGTAATCTTTTTGTAAAGGTGTTAAATTAACTGGTGGCTGTTTCATGTTCTCTCGCTAAAATTGTTGTAAGTTCTAATCTAGTCTTTGCCTGTTCTAATTGATCTAATGCTATACGAACTGCTTCGTTGCTAGAAGCCAGCTTGTACCATTCATTTTCTTGAGCACGTTTCTTACGTGCCCATTGAACTATATCTAATACGTCTTGATCTAGGCCTACAGTAGCATAACTGGTACTCATGTTGATCCATGAGTTGCCGTCAAACACCTGCATATCATTACCCCATACACGGAGCATACCTTGTATAGGATTGTTGTTGTTTTGATTAATGTACGGCATACTGGTGTTACCACCAGTTACCGTTAACCCGCTAATACCTTGTAGACCTTTAATCATTATTGTTGCTGTGCTGGAATAATGTATTTGTAAGTAGCAAGTCCGCTGTCTAAAGTGATTTGGATAGCACCTTCATTACTTAAAGCCATTTTAGTATTGTTAACATCAGCAGCTTTTAAGATACTTAGAATTGGAAGTACTGGCCATGTCCATCCGCGATCAAGTTTACCTACTACATTCTGTGCGAATACAAATTCGCCGCCGTGTGTTGAAGCATCGCCAAATATAAACTTTAGATTATTGCCATCTGTTTTTGCCAAGAATGTTGGATGTTCACTATGAGCACCTGCCTGAAAGTTAAAACGTGTAACAGAAGCTACACTTGGCTCAAGCTCTACATCCCACTTAACACCACGGAACTTAACTGTTTTCATCTTTTCGTTGATGATTTCTTGATTCATAAAACGATAATCGTTCTTAAAGTCGCCATCTTTGTTTTCAAAGTGAATACCAACAGGAATAGTTTCTCCGTTACGTTCTGCTGTAGTAATGTTTATCTTAGCATCCTCTTTGTATTCTGGACCGTCTATTAGATATTTTAATTTCTGTAGTTGCGGCATTCCAAATGTACCAATCATATCTGGATATGGATTGTGTGTGCTAGCTTCCATAATTACTGAACGGTCATCAGCCATTGAGAAGATGCTTGTGCCTTCTTCTGTGCCTGTGACCTTAACTGTGGTTAAGAAGCCTAGGTTTTGCGTATGTGATACGATGTCTTGTAAAATATCTTTCATTTAGAGAGTCTCCATGTATATTAAGATTATATTTAGATCTTGAGAAAAAATCAACCTAGAAATCACTCAAAATCAAACAATTTGCTGAATGTATTATCCGACCTAGTTGAACTGATGTCCCATTCCAAAACACCAATTAGGTTTTCTAACTTTTCATCGATAACTGTGGTTTCCATTTCACCGTCGGCGAAAGGCAAGTCTTTGAACCATTGAGGAAGTCTAAGCTCGTCAACAGGATAAGCTACACTAGTATAGCCCATTGGATTATCTTTGATCTTACATACAATGACTTTAGCACCATCAGTGATACTCATGCTGTATTTGTCATCATTCATGCGTTTCAAAGTATTCCAATTTAAGCTAGCTCGAACATGTCCTGGCATGTTTGCTTTGCCTTGTTTCTTTTCTTTGGCCTGATACTCAGTGATATTGTTGGCTCGTTTAGGAGAACCTTTTTCCCAACCCGGCCGTGTTTTAAATTCAGTTCTAAAATTAGTAATGTATTCTAGGACTTCTTCTTTAGGCACACCGTTTAGGACTTGTTCTAGCACTTGACTTAAGAAATCTTGAATAACAACTGGAGTGTCTGAACGTTTAAGATCTAGACCCATAGCCTTGATCTTTCCCGGTTTACCATTTACATCTGCTCGTTTACCTTCTTTATCATAATAAAGAACAGCATAGCGTTTCTTAGTAATAAACAGACCTTTTGAAGCTACTAGTTCTCTTCCTGCTTTGATAACTTCGCCGCGAGTTTTAGGACAATGAAACTTATCTTGCATCATTTTAGGAAAGCTGGCATTTACCTCATCTGCTATTTGGTCGTAGAGTTGGACTACAGTTTCTTTATTCCAAGGTAACTGACCGCTTTCAATTTCTTTTTTCAACACAGGGTAAGCGGAAAAATAACAAGAGTCTGTGTCGCCGTAGATTACAGCTTTTCCTTTGTAATCATATTCGCCTGTGGCTATTTCATTTATTTTACCAGCCATGTGTCTAACAATCTGTCTACCACTAAGTGTAGTACTTTGACCAATCCTGTTATCAAAGAATCTACAGCCGGGATTAAGAATAGCACCATACAGGCTGTTTAGGTTAATCTTTTTAACTAATTGACGCTTGTCCCAGTATTCTTCTTCTACTTTATTTCCGGCAGCAATACACTCTTTGAGTTTGGCCTGCATCTCTTTACGTTCAGCGTACCAGCGTTTTAACAATCCGGGAATAACACCTTCTTTTTCGTAAGTGAAAATTGTACCGTTAGCAGAAATCATCCAAGGTTGATTACTTTCGAAGATAAGGTCATAGATTTGAGCACCACTTAGGGTATCGCTACCCCCACCTTCCCAATCAATTGTAATTTCTTTGGCAATATTTCTTTCCATCACGAATTCGTATTCAAGACTACCAAATATACCTTCCCAAGCAGCAGCAAATGATTTTCCCTTGCCCATTTCCTGTTCAATGTAATTTTTTGTATAGTCTTGACGTAATTGTCCAACAATAGTCTCTGGACCCATATTCAAAGCACGAATCGCTGACGGATACAGCGAGTTAATATCAACTGAACCGATCCATTCGTGGATACCTTTCTTTGGATACGCAACATACGCACCCGCAGCCGGCTCTGAACCAGGTTCTCTTCGGATCCTATTAGGAACAATCATTCCTCTTCGATGAGCTTCGTTAATAATAGCCTGTTCAGTAACAGCTACAGCACCCATAGTTGTCTGTAATAATACAGTACATTCATGTGCTAGTTTGTTAGCAAGATCTAAAAACTTTAGTTTTTTGTCTAATTTATCTAACAAGGCCGTGTCTTGTCTATTGTATTCAATGAACTTACGGAAATCGTTGTTATACAGTTGATCCAACGTACCTTCGTAGACAGTCTTGTTCTCACCTATCTCCATTTCTCCAATAGCATCAAGTCTGTATGTGTGGCGTTCTTCATAGGTATATTTGCGGTACAACTCGAGACTGTCCAGATGAACACGACCAACAAGGTCATAAGTAACAGCTTGCCTTCCATACTTCTCATACTCTCGTTTCTTTGGATATTGATCCCACAGACAGAATCTACGTGTGTCGTCTTTGCTTAATACCTTGGTTACACGATTAACAGTATAAGGAATATCAAAGCCTTCTGAGTTCCATCCGCTTAATACATCGGCGTCTTGGATTAAATTTAGGAAGTTGTCTAACAGCTCTGCTTCTGTTTCAAAAATATAAGTATTAGCACGCTCAGGATCAAAGTCTACTTCAATGTCAAAGAATGCTACATGTAATTTGGGGGAGTCTTGATTTAGATAATTGTCTTCTAGACATCGATAAATTGGATTTATATCCGATTCATACAGCTTCATACCGCTGTGTATTTTAAGTTCTTTATGTAGGTCTTTGAGATTTTTACAAGTTACACGGCTAAGTGGTTCGCCGTTAGTACTAGTATATTTGCCCTTAGGGTCTTGAAAGTAAAAGATATGTCGAGCAGGATATTCTTTAAAATGTCTATGGCCATTATCGTCTCGTTCAACGATGTGGATAGTATCCTGATCGCGATTATAGAATGCGTCAACGTAACTCAAATTTTTCTCCTATGCCATTTGCGGCTGGCAAACCAAACAGATCATTTATGGCTGATCAAACCTTATTCTTAAGTACTTAGCATCCTAACTAACCCTACTGAGTCAATTGTGACCAACAATAGGTAATTAGCCAGCATCCCAAAGGAACCACGACTATAAGCACACCCAGCGTATATAGCACAACCAGTAATCCAAATTGGGTAAAGTATAATGAGAGGTGGTGTTGGAACGGTGAGTGCCATAGTGATAGAACAGCCAATGCTAATAGCCCAAGCAACGACCTCAAGACAAAAACGAACTCCATTGCTCGAATAGTCTTGTTTGATCCATGTAGCTGTTCCATTTAAAATATCTATCATTCGGGTAATCTTTTTGTAACACCTAAGATCATTTCAATTTCGTCCCACTCTTCTTCATGGGATTTCCAATTATCTTTATGTGCGATTTTAATTGCTTTGTTAATAATACTAGGTTTTACTTGTAATTCTTCTGCGACTGCTTTTACAGTTTCTTTAAGACCTTCACTTAAATCTTCAATTTCACGAAGTACATTACCACCTTCGTTAATCAATCTTTCTAATTTTGCTTTTTCTTCAGGTCCGTACATTTTTGCCATTTGTAAACTCCAAGTAATAATGTATATTATATAGTCATAAAAAAAGCCAGTCAAGTAATGACTGGCTTTTGTTTACCAAAAGAAATTTATTCTTTGATAATTTTATGTAGGTTCCATTCGCCGCCCATTCTTTCATAGGTAGCAGCAGCAAATGCCTGTGCTTGAACAGATTCGTTAAATTTGCTCTTACCTACACGCTCTGCCCATGACCATAAATCTTTGTCCATAGGATCAATTTGAAATTGGCCTCTACTTTCTCTAACTACTTGAAGTGCTGTAGCAAAGGATAATGATTCTTTAGCTTTCTTTTTGCCAAAGAATTTTTCTTGCTTGGCTGACATGCCTTTCTTAGCACCGTCTTTGGCAGCAGGTGTTTTACCTTTTCCTAGGTCCTTAGGACCTTTTCCGTCTTGTGCGTAATCCGGAATGCCGTCTTTGTTAGCGTCTGGCTTGGCACCTTCTTTAACAGATTCGTCTTTTTTACGATTGTCAAATTTTTCGCCGTCTTTCATACCCCAGGTCTTAGCACTCTTTGGAGATTGTTTTTGTTTTGGAGCACGATCTTTCTTTTCCGCTGCTGACATTGACTTAGCATGGCTCTTTTTACCCTTGCCTGACTTCTCTTCGCTGTCCCCGCCATCGTCGTAGCTTTCTGGATCACGTTCGTGTTTGATACCAGTTGCTGTTTTAGTAATTGTGCCACCGGAAGCTGATTTCTTTTTGTCGCCAACTTTCATTTCTTCTTTAACAGCTTCGGTTGTCTTTTTAGCTGTTGCTGTAGCAATAGCCATCTTTTTAGATTTTTTCATGCTAGGGTCGTCTTTTTCGATTGCCTTAGCAACTTCTTCTTTCTTTTTCTTTTCGGCTGCTGTTAATTTCTTTTCAGCAATAACAGATTCAGTTAGTTTTGTAACACCAGCTAGAACACGTAATTCTGTGCCTTCGTCTAATCTAATAGGATCGGCTTGTTTTGGTGCTTGAACTCCCTTTGGAGGAGCAGACAAATTGTCTAGTTTGTTAATTATAGATTTAAAATCCATGTTCTTATCCTTGTGTCTTAAATTTTTTCCATTGATCTGTGAGGTTTTCAGCAACTTCAGCAGTTAATGATTCGTCTGGTTCAGAGTCCAACGACATTTCGTCATCCATTTTAGGTTCTTCGAATTTCTTTTGATATTCCATATAATGTGCTACAGAATCTAGATAATCAGCTGCTTTAGTGATCTTAGCAGCTACCCATCCTTCTAAATTATCGCCGGGCTTGATCATATGGAAGATCTTAATAGCATATTCAGCAGACTTGTATAGTTCTGCTCTAGCCATAGAAGCTTCGTGGTCTTGAGGACCTAGATCGTTATCTTCATTAAACACATTGTTTTTCATAGTAGTATTTATCTTTTTACCAAAGAGCCGCCTGAAAGCAGGTTTCCGCCTTTTAGATCTAATGCGTTAGGAGCAGTACCGTCTTTTCGTTTTTTAGGCTGCTTTCCTTTGACATTAGGGTAAGCTACCCCTACGGAAACATTAGCTGCTGATGTAGCACCTGCTGTAGCTGTTTCTTGAATAATATCTTTAATTTTCATTTAATTTCTCTAACATTGCTAACTAGGGCAGTTTTTCCATACTGTGCTTTGATTAATCTACGGGCCATTTCTTGATTCTTAGCAGTAATAGTAGTATCTATAACTTGGCTATAGCCGGTCTGCTTGACTCGTACTTTAGCAGCAAAGAATTTAAACTGACCTGTGATCTCTTCAATCTTCATAGCTTATTTACCGCTTTTCATATTGGCACACCAATGATACATTTTAGCCTTTTCGCCGGAAGCATTCTTGGCTTTTTTTCTTAAATCAGTTACTGATCCATCACAACTAGCACCGGCACGTTTTACACGCCCTGGCCTACTTTTGCCTTTGACTTTGCCATCGGCAAAATTTTCTACGTTGTACCTAGGATCAGTTTTTTGACGCTTCATTCCCTTAGGTTGTTTAGGATCAACCGGATCAATATCAGTAGTAGTTAATCCTGTTTTTTCTAAATCTTGAATATACTTGTGTTCTTCTTCTTCGTCACCAAACGATAAAATAGTACTTGGAGGCCCTTGGCCAAAATCGTGCTTGCCTAATCCCTTAAGATTAGCAATATGCATTCCTAGTTTATACCAATCGTAGACATCACTGACATCAACTTTTACTGTACCTTTTGGCATAGTAGGTTTAGCTTCCGGACCATATGGCTCATCATTAACGTGTCGAT